AGAAATGAACATGGTTAGAAATCTTAAAAAAGAAGTGACCATCGGTGCAAATGGCACGAGAGATTATGTGATTAAACAAGGACCTAACAAAGGTAAGATAGCAGACAAAGGACAATAATGTTTGGACAACACTTCTACCATAAATCAATAAGAAATACTGTAATTGCGTTCGGTACGATATTTAATAATATTAATATCAGACGATTGGATTCTAGCGGGAATCCTTTACAGAAAGTTAGAGTGCCATTATCATATGCACCTAAAGAAAAATTTATTGCAAGACTAGATCAAAATGCAAACTTAACTGGAGACGATTCAAGCGTGGCGATTACTCTACCTCGAATGTCATTTGATGTCACTGGTTATGCTTATGATCCTAATCGTAAGTTAAATAAAAATCAAAAGTATAGTGTGGCTAAAAATGCTAGTGGCGATGAAAAGAAAGTATATACACAATACTCTCCTGTACCTTATGATGTAAGTTTTGAGTTAAATGTTTTTACTGCAACTTCGGATGACGGTCTTCAAATTATAGAACAAATACTTCCTTATTTTCAACCAGACTATACAGTCACTATGATTATTGATAGAGATTATATGGATACAAAAAGAGATATTCCTTTTGTATTAGAAAGTGTTGATTACGAAGATAGTTATACAGGTGCATTAACAGAAAGAAGAAGAATTATATACACACTAAAATTTACTGCAAAGATATATCTATATGGTCCAATAGGATCAAGTGCAATCATAAGAACATCATCAGCAGATTTATATACTGATACGGCAGATCAAAGTCCATCTCGTAGTGAGAGGGTCACGGTTACACCTAATCCTTCAGGTGCTGATAAAGATGACACATACACATATACAGAAACCGTACAATTCTTTAATGATGGCAAAAATTATGATGAGGAAACTGGTAACGATACATAACAATAAAAGGTTTTAAGATGAGTAATATTGACGACAAATTAAATGAAGTATTAAACATAGCAGAAGAAGTGCTAGATAAAAAAGAAGAAAAGAATCCTTTAGAAGTTGCAAACGAGAAACCTGCTGTGGTGGTGCCACAGGCTGATGTCGATACAGACTTTGATAAAGGTAGAGGGGAACTCTACAAGTTATTAGAAAAAGGCAACGAAGCGATAGAAGGCATACTCTCATTAGCAAAAGAAGGCGAGCACCCTAGAGCATATGAGGTGGCAGGTCAATTAATCAAGGGTCAAAGTGAGATCGCACAGAATCTATTAGACTTACAAGATAAACTTAAAAAGATTAAAGATGTAAAAGAATTAGGACCAAAGAATGTCACTAATGCCTTATTTGTAGGATCGACAACCGAACTACAAAAGATGATAAAGAAAAACAAAGATAAAAAATAATGTCAACACAAGATCAATATTTAGGTAATCCTAATCTAAAAAAGGCACACACTAAATCACGATTCACTCCTAAACAGGTAGATGAGGTGATAAAGTGTATGAACGATCCTAAGTATTTCATAGAACAATATTTAAAAATAGTCACGATTGATAAAGGTCTTATACCTTTTGAGATGTATGACTTTCAGCGGAAGATGGTAGACACTTTTCACGACAATAGGTTTACGATATGCAAATTACCTAGACAAAGTGGAAAGTCAACTATCATTGTATCCTACCTCTTACATTACGTTTTGTTTAACGATAATGTGAATGTTGCAATACTAGCCAACAAATCTTCTACGGCAAGGGATTTATTAGGGCGATTGCAACTCGCTTACGAGCACTTGCCGAAATGGATGCAACAAGGCGTTCTTAACTGGAACAAAGGTTCCCTAGAATTAGAAAACGGAAGTAGGATCGTAGCGGCGAGTACATCTTCTAGTGCTGTTCGGGGAAGTACCTTTAATATTATTTTCCTAGACGAGTTCGCCTATGTACCCAACAACATCGCCGAAGAATTTTTTAGTTCGGTGTATCCCACGATATCATCTGGACAATCATCAAAGGTGATGATAGTATCTACCCCACACGGAATGAATATGTTTTATAAGATGTGGATGGATGCCGTCAATAAGAAGAATACTTTTAAACCGATCGAGGTGCATTGGTCAGAGGTGCCAGGTCGTGATGAGAAATGGAAAGAACAGACCATCAAGAACACAAGTGAGGCACAGTTTCAGACCGAGTTTGAGTGTGAGTTCCTAGGCAGTATCGATACACTTATCAATGCGAGTAAACTTAAAACGATGGCAATCGTTGACCCTAAAAGAAGTCCTGATGGATTAGATGTTTATGAAATGCCTATTAAGGATCATACCTATGTCACGACAGTTGATGTCGCAAGAGGTATCAACAATGACTATTCTGCCTTTATAGTATTTGACGCAACAAAGGCACCGTATAAGATTGTCGCAAAGTATAGAAACAATGATATCAAACCGATTGTCTTTCCTAACATATTAAAAAAAGTATCAGATTATTATAACAAGGCATATGTGTTGATAGAGATAAACGATCTAGGTCAACAGGTGGCAGACGCAATGCAATTTGAATTAGAGTATGACAACATGATGATGGTCACACAACGAGGTAGAGCGGGTCAGGTACTAGGTGGCGGCTTTAGTGGTAGAGGTAATCAACTAGGATTAAGAATGACGAAAGGTACTAAAAAAATCGGAACTTCAAATCTGAAAAGTCTAATAGAGGGCGATAAGCTGATTGTTCAAGACTTCGAGATTGTATCTGAATTATCTACCTTTATTGCTCGTGGAAAATCTTTTGAGGCCGAACAAGGCGCTCATGATGATTTAGTGATGTGTTTAGTTATCTTTTCATGGTGTGCTAATCAAAGATATTTTAAAGAATTGACTAATGTTGATGTAAGAGGTCAAATGTTTACAGATCAACAAAATGCCATAGAGGCAGACATGGCGCCTTTTGGTTTTATAGACGATGGATTAAATGATCCAGAGGGAAATGATGGATATTTTACTGACGCAGGTGAATTATGGCAACCAGTGACTTATCGTAAGGGCGAATAGTAGAGATGTGAATATACATAAATATCTGTATAAAAGGGTTATAACTAATAAAGATTAATATTAATATTAAGGAGAACTAAACATGGCTTTTCAAGTATCACCAGGTGTTAATGTGACTGAAAAGGATCTAACAAATATCATACCAGCGGTATCTACTACCTCTGGAGGTATTGTTATTACAGCAGAAAAAGGACCCATTGATGAGATCACTACGGTTACATCTGAACAAGAGTTAGTTGACGTATTTGGAAAACCAAATGCAAATAACTTTGAGGAATTCTTTTGTGCTGCTAACTTTTTAGGTTACGGAAACAATCTGAAGGTAGTAAGACCAATCACAGGATTAGTAAATGCTGTGTCAACTGGTACTGCTGTCTTAATTAAAAATACGGCTGACTATCTAGAAACCTACATGACAGACTCGGGTGCTGGATCAATAACAAATATCGGACCATGGGCTGCTAGAGAAGCAGGAACATTAGGAAACAGTTTAAAAGTTTCTTTATGTTCTAACTCTACTGCTTTTGGACCACACTCAATGAGCGGCAATCTAGTTGCTGACGCTTCTGCTGCTATCGGAGACACATCAATATCTGTTGACGACGGTAGTTTAATGCAAGTCGGTGACATATTAGAATTTGGTGACGCAAGTAATGTACCTTCAACTGATGGTGCACCTTCTGGATTCTTTTATAAGATAACAGGAATCTCAACTCATGTATTAACAATCGCAAGATTCAATCCTCAGACAGGTCAAACTGAAACTGGTGGATTAAGACACGCTATTGTTGATAACGCTAAAGTCCTAAGACATTGGGAATACTACTTTAACTTTTCTTCTCCACCAACTACAACAGATGACGTATCTGCTGCTGGTGGTTCACTAGACGAAATGCATATCGCAGTAATAGATGAAGACGGAACAATTACTGGAACTGCTGGAACAATCCTAGAAACTTTCGAAGGTGTTTCACAGGCTAATGACGCTAAAGACGCTTCAGGTAATTCAAACTATTATCCAGATGTAATTTACAGAAACAGTAAATTTATCTACTGGATAGACCACATCGCTACTTTATCAGATGGTGTTGCTAAGACAGGAACAACTTTTGATAATACAGTTGGTGACGCTTTCGTAT